CCGAGGTGATCGATGTCTAGCCTGCCGCTTTCGTGGATTGAAACGCTGTTTGCCCGCTTCGCTGCCGCATGGGGCGCGCAGAAGATCGGCGCGATGTTCCCGGCCGATTCTCACGATGCCGTGAAAGCGATGTGGGCCAACCAGCTCGGGCGCTTCGAGGCTGAAACGCTGCGCCATGCGCTGCAGTCGTGCATTGACTCCGGCCGCGAATGGCCGCCGACGTTGCCGGAGTTCGTCGCCGCCTGCCAGCGCAGCGCCATCGAGCGCAGGGCGCATGCACCGGCTGTCGCACTGCCGTTGCCGCAATCGACTACGGATGTCGCCGTTAAGGCCATCAGCGAAGCCGCTGCTGCGTTCAAACGGCGTGGGCCTAGTCGGGCATGGGCAGACAGGATTCTCGCGCGTCACGCGGCCGGTGAGCAAGTGTCGATGGCAGCCCTCGACATGGCAAACCGCGCGAATGGCGCACCGAAGGAGGCGGCATGACCGACTGCCTCACCTGCCGCTGGTGCCACTGGCATGACGACCGAGGGCGCATCTGGTGCCACCGGCACAACCGGGACGCGCGCACTCGCTGCGCCGACTACGAGCGCGAGGCCGGCAGCGATGGCTAGGGAGTGCAAGGACTGCATCCGCTACCTGCCGCCCGGGCAGAAAGCCGCGAACGGTGACGGCCCGTTCGTCTGCGGCTGCTGCACCTCGCCGCGCGTTGTCGGCAATCGGCCGTGGGGCTACGTCGCCGTCTCGATTGCCAGGGCATGGGATTCGCCGTGTGGTCCGGATGGCAATGGATGGAGGTCCGCATGATGCTCAGTGACGACGCAATCGCACTCGATCTTCCGTGGCCGCCGAGCGTGAACCGCATCTGGCGCAACGTCGTCATCAAAGGCCGGCCGCGCACGCTGCTTTCAGAGGACGGCAGGGCATACTTCGAGCGCGCCGCGATGGCCGTCCTGGTGCAGCGCAAGGGCCGCAAGATCGCCGGGCGGATTGCAGTGGAGATCACGCTGCACGCGCCGACCAGGGCGCAGTTGGACATCGACAACCGGGCAAAGGCGATCCTCGACGCCTGCACTCAGGGCGGGCTATGGGCCGATGACAACCAAGTTGACGTGCTGCTCATCCTGCGCTCTGACGTGATCCGCGGCGGTGCGGCGAAGGTGCGGGCTGCGGAGCTCATGGGATGAGCCGCACCATCGACCCGAACAGCCTCGTTCAGCGCGTCCTCGTGACCGTGGAAAACGACGGCCCGGGCACGGTCGAAGACATCGCCCTACGCGTCGGCAGCGACCGCAAGCGCGTCTATTGGGCGCTGTCGAATCTCACGAAAGAAGGGCTGCTCAAGCGGGTGAAGCAGCCTGTGGTCTACGAACCCGCTGATGACTGAGGAGACTGGGATGGAACTGCTGATTGTGCTGGGTGTCGTCTGCGTGGCCATCGCCGACCCGGCCCGCTGCGTGTCCGTGGGCGTCGAGCCGATCGCCAAGGGGAGCCGGGTATGAGGTTCGACGTGAGCGTCGACATCACGGGCGCGACGCGGATGCTGGATCGTCTGGCTCGGGACCAGGTGCCGTTCGCTGCGAGCAAGACGCTCAACGCAGTGGCGCAGAAAGTACTCGAGGCCGAGCAGCACGAGATGCGCGACGTCTTCGACCGCCCGAAGCCCTACACGCTCAACTCGCTGCGGGTGATCCGGTCGACGAAGCGCGACCTCCAGGCCGTCGTCACCTTCCGCGAAGCCTTCGGAAAGGCGCAGGTGCCGGCCAGCAAGTACCTGGCGGCGCAGATCAAGGGCGGCAGCCGCCGCGAGAAACGCTTCGAGGTGGCGCTGCGGCGCGCTGGCGTCATGCCCAACGGCTACCGGGCTGTTCCGGGCCGTGGGCTGCGCCTGGACGCCTATGGCAACGTCCCGGGCGCGACGATCGTTCGCATCCTCTCCTACTTCAAGGCGTTCCCAGAAGCTGGCTACAAGGCGAACATCACAGACCGCCGCCGAGCCCAGCTCAAGCGCGGCACGCGCACCAAGTTCGGAATGGAGATGTTCGTCGGTCGCCCGGCCGATGGTCGCCTGCCCTTCGGCATCTGGCAGCGCGACACGGCGCGGGCCTGGGGCGCGTCCAGGCTTCGGCCCATCTTCCTGTTCGTCGACTGGACGCAGTACGAAGCGATCTTCGACTTCGAGTACGTCGGTCGCAAGACGGTCGAGCGCGAGTTCGGCCCGACCTGGGACCGCGAGCTGGCGGCCGCGGTCGCCTCGGCGAGGGCGCGATGAGCAAGAAGATCGAGCTTAGAGGGAAGCACGCCGTCGCCGCGAGTCGGTCGGTTCAGTACCAACGGACTCGGCGCGCTGGGATCAAAGCAGCTGCAGAGACTGGCGGAGCCAAGGGCGATGGGAGCGCGCGTGCTTAGGTTCTCCCCCCAGCCCCCGGGTACGGGTGATTGGAACCTGGCCAACTCCGCAGTCACGACCTCCTTCCAAGGGGGTTGACCAACATGCTCGACCTAGACGCACAGCCGACCTTCACCGAGTTCGCCGCCCTGGTCGGCGTCAGCAAGCAGGCGATCAGCGCCCAGGCTGAGGCCGGTGTGCTCTCGCTCGGCATGACCTGGCGCCAGATGATTCTCGCGTACTGCTCGCAGCTTCGTGAGCAGGCGGCGGGCCGCGCCTCCGGCGACCTGGTGCTGGCCTCCGAGCGTGCGGCTCTGGCGCGCGCCCAGCGCGAGCGCATCGAGATGCAGAACGCGGTCACGCGCGGCGAGCTCGCCCCGGTGGTGGCGATCGAGCAGGTGCTCGCTCAGGCCGGCTCGAAGGTGGCCGCGGTGCTGGACACGATCCCAGGAATGATCCGGCGCCGTGTGCCAGGCCTGTCGGCTGCCGACATCGAGCTGGTGGCGTCCGAGGTGGCGAAGGCGCGCAACATCGCCGCGGCGATCCGCATGGCCGACCTGGATGACGAGCCAGAGGAGGCCGAAGCGCTGGCGGCGGATGCAGCCCAGGCCGAGGTGGACGCCTGATGGACCTCTCCGAGATCCGCCGTCTCGAGCAGTCGGAGGAGATCGCGCGCCGCCTGGAGCGCGGCCTGTCGGCGTTCGGGGTGCCGGAGCCGATCACGCTGGAGGAGTGGGCGCGCAAGCACTTCTACCTGTCGGCCGAGTCCTCATACGTCGAACAGGCCTGGACGCCGTGGCCGTTCCAGCGCGCGATCATGGCCTGCATCTCGAACGACGACATCGAGGAGGTCGACTGGCTGAAGGCCGCGCGGGTCGGGAACACGAAGATCATGCTGGCCGCCATCGGCTACTTCGCAGAGCACAAGCGCCGCAACCAGGCGATGTGGCAGCCGACGGACGAGGACCGGGACGAGTTCGTCAAGACCGAGCTGGACCCGATGCTGCGTGACGTGCGGGCGATGCAGCGGGTGTTCCCGCAGTACCTGGCGCGGCACAAGGACAACACGCTGCAGCAGAAGCGGTTCCTGGGTTCGATCCTGCACCTGCGCGGCGGCAAGGCGGCGAAGAACTACCGGAGGATCTCGGTAGACGTCGGCTACATCGACGAGGCGGACGCCTTCGACGGCGACGTGGAGAAGGAGGGCGACCCGATCACGCTTGCGAAGAAGCGGGTAGAGGGCGCAACCTTCCCGAAGCTGGTGGTCGGATCCACGCCGAAGCGCAAGGGCTTCTCGCTGGTGGACGAGCGGGCCAGCATCGCCGACGCGCGCATGCGGTTCGTGGTGCCGTGCCCGGAGTGCGGCGAGATTCACCCGATCGTGTGGGGCGGCAAGGACGACCCGACAGGGTTCAAGTGGCAGCGCACCGAGGCGGGCGAGCCTCTCCCGGATACGGTGCGGCACCTGTGCCCGCACTGCGGCGCGCTCATCACGCAGGGGCAGTACCTTGGGGTCGCAGACCGGGGGTTCTACCTCTCTGAGGATGGCGCGCTGACACTGGACGCCGCAGGCATCTTCCGCGACCAAGCTGGCGCCGATGTGCCGCCGCCTCGGCATATCGCCTTCGTAGACGTCTGGACGGCCTACAGTCCCGCGGCGTCCTGGCCGTCGATCGTGCGCGACTTCATCGCGGCGCACGAAAAGTCCCAGGCGGGCGACCAGTCGAAGCTCAAGGCGTTCTGGAACACGACGCTGGGCCGCGCCTGGGAGGCCGACGTCGAGAAGACCGATGCCAACGAGCTGCAGGCCCGCGCCGAGGGCTTCCCGCTTCGGATGGTGCCACCTGGCGGGCTACTGCTGCTGTCCGGGGTCGACACGCAGGACAACCGGCTCGAGGCGGTGGTCTGGGCCTTCGGGCGCGGGTCGGAGATGTGGACGGTCGATCATCGGGTCTTCTTCGGGAACCCGGCAGAGGATCATGTCTGGGCCGAGCTGGAGGAGTTCCTCTTCGTCGGCGAGTACCAGCATGTCAGCGGGCACCGAATGAAGATCGACGCCTCGGCGATCGACACCGGCGGCCACCACACCAACGCGGTCTACGAGTTCGCGCGCAAGCATGCCCGCCGCAACGTCTACGCGGTGCGCGGCGTGCCGGGCCGGGAGCGGTCGATCAAGCACGGCGCCGGGCCGGTGGACATCGACTGGCGCGGCCAGCGCCGCAAGCGCGGGGTGGTGCTCTGGCACGTCGGCACCAATCTGGCGAAGGACCTTTTCTACAGCCGCCTGCAGGTCGCGCGGCAGGGGCCCGGCTACGTCCACTTCTCCAGCGAGCTATCCGACGAGTTCTTCCGGCAGCTCGCGGGCGAGGCGAGGGCGGAACGGGTCGGCGCCAGCGGGCGGGAGTCGCGCTGGACGGCCCTGCGCAAGCGGGTCGAGGCACTCGACGGCACCGTCTACGCACTCTGGCTGGAGGCCCACCTCGAGCTGCAGCGCAAATCGGCTGCCTGGTGGGACCGCCTCGCCGAGCGCATCGCCCCGCGCCAGGCGAGCCTGCTGGATGGAGGCGTCTTGGTAGACGAACCGGCGCCCCGGCCAGCAACACCGTCGCGCCCTCCTGTGACCCCAGACTCTGCCGCCCGGACCGCCGCGCGGCGCTCCCATGTGGCCTCTGACGACTGGAGTTCTCGGCTATGAACCGACCGTCCTGCCCCGACGATCGCACCGTGGCGCTGCACCGGGAGATTGCAGAGATCGTCACCAAAGAAACCGGCATGTTCGAGCCGTTGGCGAGCATCGTGGCGACCGGCATCATCAACGGCCTGCGGCGGATGCGCGGCGGCGACGTCCTGTACGTTCCAAAGGGCGACCGACCCGTGAGCTACGAGGAAATCCGGGCCGCCTTCGACGGCACGAACCGCGACGAGGTGCTGCGCAGACTCGGGATTTCGCGTGCGACGTTCTACCGCGCGCTCTCGCGGCGATCCAGTCTCACCGACCCCTAACGCTGAGACAGTCGCGCCGGTAGGGTCGCACCATGAGCACAGCGACCGACATGCTGGCGCAGTACCTTGCCGCCGAGGCTGCCCTATTGACGGGCAAAGAGGTGTCTTTCGGCGACCGAAAATTGCGCCGGGAAGACCTGCCTGAGATCCGTGCAGGCCGGCGCGAGTGGGAGTCGCGCGTACACGGCGAGGCCGCATCCGCTGCGGGTGCGCCAACGATCGGCGGCGTGCGCTTCTCCGTGGCGAGGATCGGCAGTTGAACGCCCTGGACCGTCTAGTCGCTGCGTTCTCGCCGGAGACGGCGCTCCGGCGCGCCGCCGCCCGTCGCGCGCTTGCCTATTACGAGGCCGCGGAACCGTCGCGCACGCGCAAGGTGCGCCGCTCCGACATGCCGATCAACGACCTGGTGGAGCGGTCGACCACGGCAATCCGTGCACAGGTTCGCTCTCTCGAGCGCAATCACGACCTTGCGCGCGGCGCGCTCCGGGTGCTGGTGAACAACACGATCGGGCCGACTGGGATCGGCGTAGAACCGCAACCCAGGCGTGCGGATGGCTCGATCCACGAGGAATACGCGAAGGCTTTGCGCGAGGCCTGGACGGACTGGCAGCTTCACCCGGAGGTGACGGGCCGGTTCACCTGGGCGAAGACCCAGCGCGCGCTTGCCCGCGCCTGGTTCCGCGATGGTGAGGCGTTCGCCAAGGACATCATCGGCGCGGGCGCGGGCCTGCAGCACAACACCCGCGTCCCCTACAGCATCGAGGTCTTCGAGGCCGACTTGTGCCCGGTGGAGTTCAGCGATTCGAGCCGCGGAATCCGCCAGGGGATCGAAATGAACGGCTGGGGTCGCCCGCTGGCCTACTGGCTCCACAAGGCCGACCCGCGCTCGTCGTTCCTCATGCCGACCATCGCCGACCTGGCGCGCGTGCCTGCCGAGCGAGTGGTCCACCTGGCGACGTTTGATCGAATCGGGCAACTGCGAGGCGTGAGTGACTTCGCCTCGGTGATCGCCCGCCTGGACGACGTCAAGGACTACGAAGAGTCGGAGCGCGTCGCCGCGAAGATCGCGGCCATGCTCACCGCCTACGTAAAAAAGGGCGGCCCGGAGGCGTTCCAGCCCTCGGACTTGACGGTCGCAGACGACGGATCGGCGCAGCGCGAGCTGCGCTTCTCGCCAGGCATGGTGATCGACGGACTGCAGCCCGGCGAGGACATCGGCCTCATCGACAGCACCCGGCCCAACCCGAACCTGGTGACGTTTCGCCAGGGCCAGCTCCGGGCCGTGGCCGCGGGCATCGGCGCCTCCTACAGCTCGATCTCGCGCGACTACAACGGCACCTATTCGGCGCAGCGCCAGGAGCTGGTTGAGCAGTGGGTGAACTACGCCGTCCTGACCGATGATTTCGCGGGCATGGTGGTCCAGCCGACCTGGGCCACGTTCGTCCAGGTCGCCGACATGGGCGGCATCGTGCCGCGCCCGCGCGACGTGCCAGCGCACCTTGCCGACGACGCGCTGTTCCTCGGCCAGTCGATGCCGTGGATCGACCCGCTCAAGGAAGCGAACGCCTGGGAGAAGCTGGTGCGCGCCGGGTTCGCCTCCGAGGTCGAGGTAATGCGTCGCCGTGGGGTCAACCCGGCCGACGTGCTCGAGCAGATCACCGCCTTCCGCAGCAAGACACGCGAGCGCGGCCTGCGCTTCGCCAGCGATGCGGCCCACGACGGCGCCGCCGCCCCGGTGGAAGACGACCAAGAGATCACAGACGCGGTGGCGGCAGTGCTGCGCCGCGCCGGCATCCAAACCCCCTGACCACCCACGGAGCCCACCATGAAGCACTCCTTCCGCCTCACCCTCGCCAGCCTCGCGCTGACAGCCGCCTCGCTGCTCGCCCCGTTCGCGGTGCAGGCGCAGGCGCTGTCCGACTACCTGGAGAACAAGCTCGTCGACCACGTGTTCCGTGGCCAGACGTTCACGGCGCCCGCGACCCTCTACGTGGCGCTGTTCACCGCGGCGAGCGCCTGCGATGCTGGCACGGTCACGGAGGTGTCGACCAGCGGCACCGGGTACGCCCGGGCATCGGTCACGTCGTCGCTGGCCAACTGGGCAGGAACGCAGTCAGCGGGCAGCACGACCGCCTCCAGCGGCACGGGCGGGGTCACCAGCAACAACGCGACGATCTCCATCGGATCGGCGACCACGACCGCATGGGGCACCGTCACGCACTTCGGGATCTATGACGCCCCCACCGCGGGCAACCTGCTGATCTGCCAGGCGCTGACGACGCCCAAGACGATCAACCTCGGGGACGCCTTGCCGAGCTTCTCCGCCGGCAGCCTGACCGTCACGTTCCAGTGACCGCGTGATCGCCTTGCGCGAGCCGCCGAGGATGTCGCCGGAATTCTAGGAGCCTGACGTGGCTAAGTACCAATGGCGTGCGGCGGATGAGACTGTCGGGAACGCCCCGGCATTCCTTGCGAACGGACTAGAGGGGAGCCTGTCCGATTGGGTGGTCGTCAGTAACGCAAACGCAAGCGGCGGAAAGACGGTCAAGCTCGTCTCGTCCCTATCGAATCTGCGCCGCCGTCTCGTGCTGCCGGGGGTGAACATCGGGACGGGCCGCGTGGATGTGCGCGGCCGGTTCTATAAAGCGGGCAGCGCCGCCACCACCTCGTTACATTTTGCGTGCGTCCGCCTGAAAGGGTCGGGCGCCTCGACAGGCTACGAGTACACCGCACAGTATGACAGCGGAACTAACCGTCCGCGCGTCACCCGGTACAACGGATCGACGTTCACGGAAATTGCCGAGGCAAGCTCGGGGTTTGCCCTTGCAGCGCAATGGGTGAATTTCCGCTATACGTTCGACCCCGGCGCGTCGCCAAATCACACGCTCAAGGTCTGGTACGACGGAGACGATGAGGGCGACGGGTCGAACATGACTGTCGATGGGCTTTCCGCCTCGATCGACGGCACGGCGGTTGGATTCGGTGTTCTGACGGCGACGGTGGCCGACGAATTCGACTGGATGACGGTCGGCACGGGGACGGACGATGCCGATGTAACCCCATCAACGGACTCCACGGCCCCGACGCTTACCAGCCCCTCTGCGGCGCAAACCGGCGCGACCACGGCCAGCGGAAGCGTCAGCACCGACGAGGCGAACGGCACACTCTACTGGCTGGCGAGCGCCAATAGCAGCGAGACGGCGGCGACGGTGAAGGCCGGTAGCAGCCAGTCGGTCAGCGCCACCGGCACGCAAAGCGTGAGTGTGACCGGGTTGACCGCTGCCACCAGCTACTACCTGCATTTCGTGCATCGGGATGCCGCCGGAAACGACTCGACGGTTTCGACCAGTGCGCAGTTCACGACCGCTGCCGCTGCCACGGTGGTCAAGGGTGTGCGGATTCGGCTGTACGACGAAGCCACGGCGCAGGCGAGCCTGACCGGCCTGACGGTGGCTTGGTTCGACGATGACGACCCGGCGACGATGGGCGCACCGGTCTACCAAAGCACGACCGACACGACCGATGCGAGCGGCTGGCTGGAGGTTGACCTTGACGGATCAACCGCACTCGCCGTTGATGATCCGGGTTTTCTGATCGTCTACAAGGCGGGCGCGGCGGCGGCCGATGACATCGTATTCGCCGGGCGACTGGCGGTGCAGGACATCGCGTGAGCTTCGCGCAACTCAGGCCCGCGTATGAATCCGGGCTGGCGCAGCTTCGGTCGGCGTATTTCGACCAGATCGCGCTGGCGGTGCAATCCGGGATCGACGCATCGAATGTCGACCCAAGCACGGTGGTCGTGACGGACGAGTTCGCGGCCGAGCCGAGCGTTTACGCCCGGTTTGTGACGGGACAATCGTGGCGGCACTTCTATTTCGGCCTGACCGGGGCCAGCGGCAGGCAACCGACGTTCGACGTGAACGGCTACGGTACGCACCTATCCGGCAGCGCGTTCAAGTCGGAGTGGAGTCCCTGCTGGACGGCGGATTTTCAGACCTGGCACCACGCGACAACGAGGACGCAATCCTCGACGAGCATCACATGGCAGTTCGACGATCCCTTCCCGGTCGATACGGTCTATGTGATGAGCGCGCCGATGGCGCCGAATTCACACGCCGCGCAGGTCGCGGCGTGGCTCCTTGCGAACTTCAGCGAAGTCGCGTCGCCCGCAGCGTCGGCGAACACCTCCGGCGTATACAACGTGACCGCCGCCGAGTCAAATTCGTTTGGGCGCGCCTGCGGCGGGAACAACCAGTATGCGATCAGCCTTAGCTGGAACGAGCCGACGACAGACGGTGGGCCGAAACGCAAGCTGGTGATGATGGCGGGCATCCATGCCGCAGGCGAGCACAAAAGCTGGATCGGGTTCCTGGCCGCGCTGCAATGGATGCTGCTGGATGAGTCGAGCGAGGCGCAGGCATTCCGCGCCAACTGGGACGTTTGGCTGTACTTCAACGTGACACCAAACGGGGTCGTGGCGGGGGATACGCGCACCAACCCGTCGCGCTCAACTGATCCCAACCGAGACTTTTCGATCAGCGGCACTAGCGCGCTTGCCGAGATCAACGCATTGCGCGCCGCCATCGTCTCCGATACCGGTGGCAGCGCCGATGCCGTGATTGGGTGGCATGGTGCGGATGCGCGAAGCACGCGCTTCAATCTGTTCCTCGTGCCAGACGACTACGCCGCCGGGACAAGGTCGTCCGCGATCCAAGAATTCATGGACGCCGGGACTACGATTTTCGGGGTTGCGCCATCTCTGATCAAAAGCGACGCGGGTGGGACTCATGCGAAGTGGGGAGCTGCGGTTCTCGGCGCAAAGATCAGCCTTGCCGCAGAAATGCAGGGCAAGGGCGATAACACGCTCGAAGAAGCGCAGTTCATCGGCCAGTCGTGGGTCAAGACGTTGCAGGCGGTGGACGCGGCGGGAGAGTTCTGGTCGCCCACGGGGGCAGCGTTTTCTGGCGCCGCGCAAGCCTCTGCGCTGGCCTCGGGCCTACTGGGCGCGTCCGAGGTGCCCCTGGCCGGCGCCGCCATCCTCACCGGCACCGCCGCCGGTTCGCTCACGACCGCCGTGCAGATGGCGGCTCAGGCCCTGGCAGGCGGGCAGGCGGTGGGCGACCTCTCGACCGCAATCCAGCTCGGCGGCGCTGCGGTGTCGGCGGTGGTGTCGGCCGGCGAGCTGACCGCGCAGATCCGCCTCGACGGCGCCGCGCTGGCCGCCGCACTGGCCTCCGGGGCACTCTCGACCGGCGACGGACTGGAGGGGGCCGCCACCGGCTCGGCGCTGGCCACGGGCAGCATCACGACGCTGATCGTGCTGCAGGGTGCTGCGGTCGGCGCGGCACTCGCTGCAGCCGAGCTGTCCACGGCCCCCAGCGGCCTGGCGGGCGCCGCGACGGCGGGGGCTACGGCAGCCGGAGCGCTCACGACGCAGATTCCGCTGCTCGGCGGCGCGCAGGTGAGCGTGATCGCTTCTGGGGCCGCGACGACCTCGATCACGCTGGCCGGCGCGGCAGTGGCCGTGGTCGGGGTGTCCGGCGACCTGGTGGTCGCGCTCGGGCTGTCGGCGACTGCGCTGGCCTCGGCGATTGCCGGGGCGGATCTGACGACGGCGATCACGCTGCGGGCGGATGCGGTGGCGGGGGCGCAGGCGGGTGGAGTGCTGTCCGGGTTCGTCTACGTCGCCAGCCAGAGGCGCACCTACATGGCGCGCCGCCGGGTGCGCAAAGCAATCGCGGGGATAACATGAGCAGCACGGCGTTCGATCCAATGAGGCCGGATGAGGTCGAGGTGTTCGCCGTGGACTTCCGGCGTCGGCTGGGCTCAGGCGTGACGCTGCAGCCGACCGCGGCGGTGGTTGCAGTTCTTGCGGATGACCCGACCGAGACTCCGATCCCGGCAATGGTGTCCGGCCCTGCGGGTGTCGACGGAACGGTGGTGTCGCAGTTGATCGCAGGGCTGGCCGAGGGCGAATACACGCTGCTGTTCCGCGCGACGACCGCTCAGGGCGAGGCTCTCACGGAGTCGCGTGATCTCACGGTGCAGCGCCGCCTGAGCTGAGCGCGCGAAAGTCTCACGCGCCCCTGACCGTGAGACAGCCCAGTGCGCAGACTGCGTACATGAGCACACCGAAGTGGTACTCCATCAAGGCCCGAGCCGCCGCCCCGCGTGCGGCCGAGGTGTTCGTGTACGGCGACATCGGCGAAAGCTGGTGGGGCGAATCGGTAACGGCCGCCGATTTCGTGCGCGAGATCGCCGCGCTCGACGTCGACGAGCTGACCGTCCGAATCAACAGCTACGGCGGTTCCGTCTCGGACGGCCTGGCGATTTACAACGCCCTGCGCCGCCACAAGGCCCGCGTGACCACCTCGATCGAGGGTCTGGCCGCGTCCATCGCCTCGCTGATCGCAATGGCAGGGGACTCGGTCGAGATGGCCGAAAACTCGCTGCTGATGATCCACGCCCCTTGGGGCGGCGCGACGGGCAATGCCCAGGTGCTGCGCGAGTACGCCGACATGCTCGACAAGTGGGCCGGCGCGATGGCCTCGAGCTACGTCGCCAAGACCGGGCGCGATCACGCCGACATGCTGGCCCTGCTGACCGATGGCGTCGACCACTGGTACACGGCACAGGAGGCCCAGGCCGACGGCTTCGTCGACACGATCCTCGAGGCCATGCCGATCGCCGCCGCGCTGATGAAGCCCGCTCGGTTCGTTCCCAAGCATCTCCAGGCCTCGGCCGCTGACATCGCGCAGCCGACCGCGCCTGAGCTTTCCGCCGCGGCGCCCGCCGCACAACCCCAGGAGCAATCCGAAATGACGCAACCGACCGCCGCTGCGGGCGCGGGCACCCCGACGCCTGCCACCCCCGATGAGCACTCGCAGCCCGTGAACGCGACCGAGATCGCCGCTCGCGCCATCGCCCAGGACAAGGAGCGCCGCGAACGCATCGCCGAGAGCTTCGCACGCTTTTCCGGGCACGAAGGCGTTCCGGCCCTGATGGCCACGCTCCAGGCTGATCCGTCCGTCACCCCGGAGGCTGCTGGTCTGAAGCTCCTGGCACACCTCGGAGCAAACGAGCGCCCGGTGGCTGGGCACTACTTCGTCACCGTCGAAGACGAGCGCGACAAGCGCGCCGAGGCGGTGGCCGCGTCGCTGATGGTCCGCGCTGGCGTCGCAGGCAAGCGCGAGCGCGAGATCGCCGCGCAGTCCGGGATGGCTGGTCGAACGCTGCTGTCTCTGGCCGAGGCCTCGCTGGCCCGCGCCGGTGTCTCGACCGCACACATGGACAAGATGGCCGTGGTCGCTGCGGCGTTCACGCAGGGCACGGCCGACTTTCCGATTCTGCTCGAGACGGCCATGCACAAGACGCTGCAGTCGGCCTACGCGAACGCGTCCGACACCTGGTCGCGGTTCTGCAAGGTCGGATCGGTGAGCGACTTCCGCGCGAACGGCCGCTATCGGGTCGGCGGCCTGTCCAACCTCGACGCGGTCAACGAGTTCGGCGAGTTCAAGAACAAGGCGATCCCGGACGGCGAGAAGGGCAGCATCACCGCCAGCACCAAGGGCAACATCATCAACCTGACGCGCCAGGCCATCGTCAACGACGACCTGGGCGCGTTCATCGGCCTGTCCGCGAGCCTTGGCCGCGCGGCGCGCCGCACCATCGAGGCCTCGGTCTACGCGCTGCTGGCCGAGAACAGCGGCCTGGGCCCGACGCAGTCCGACACCAATCCGCTCTTCCACTCGGGGCGCAAGAACGTCGGCACCGGTGCCGCGCTCACGGTGGCGTCGATCGACGCGGATCGCGCGCTGATGGCCTCGCAGACCGGCGTGGGCGGCTACGACTACCTGGACATCCGCCCGGCGATCCTGCTGGTGCCGACGCTCTACGCTGGCACCGCGCGCGTCATCAACGATGCGCAGTACGACCCCGACACCGCGAACAAGTTGCAGCGCCCCAACGCGGTGCGCGGCCTGTTCCGCGACATCGTCGACTCGCCGCGCCTCACCGGAACCCGCTACTACATGTTCGCCGATCCGACCGAGGCGCCCGTCATCGAGGTGGCGTTCCTGGATGGCCAGCAGGAGCCGGTGATCGAGATGGAGCGCGGCTTCGATGTCGACGGCACCCGCTACAAGGTTCGCCTCGACTACGGCGTCGCTGCGATCGACTGGCGCGGCGCGGTGACCAACGCCGGCACCGCCTGATGACCAAGGCCGGGCGCGCACCGCGCCCGGCGATCGAACCTCACTAGGAGCAAGAGATGGCGAACAACTACCAGCGGCCCGGCGAGACCTGGACGCACACGGCCGCGGGGACGATCGCCTCGGGCGGCGTCGTCGTGATGGGCGACAAGGTCGGCGTGGCCCTCGGCGACGCATCTTCGGGCGATTCGGTCGAGGTCGCGGTTCGGGGTGTGTTCACCCTGGCCAAGCTCTCCACCGACGTTGTCGCCCAGGGCGCGATCCTTTACTGGGACGCGGGCAACAGCCGCCTGACGGTCACTGCCAGCACGCACAAGAAGGCTGGTCTTGCGGCGGGAGCGGCGGGCAGCGGCGTGAGCACCGTCGCAGTCGATCTCGGCCAGACCCGCTGATCGCGGCATGACCGTCTTCGAGGATCTCGAGCGCGCGGTCAATGCCGCCGTGATGACCTCCCTCTCCAACCGGGAGGCAGTCATCGACGGTGCGGTGCGCGCGCGCGGGGTCTTCGATGCGAACCCGGCCGTCGCGTTTGGCGCGGTCGAAACGGCGGCGCCTTCCTTCGTGGTGAGCCTGTCGGAATGGCCGCAGCCGGCGCGCGGTGACGAGTTCGCAATCTGCGGCGACGTGTACCGGGTCATCAGCGTGGATCTGGACGGCCTGGGGTTCGCTCGCCTGAGCCTGGAGCGGCAGTCGTGACCTCCCGCGCCGAAGCCATCGCCGATGCCGTCGCGGCTGCCCTCACGGCGCCGGCCATGAGCAGCGTTCCGGCCGCGCGCGTGTTCCGCGACCTGAACGGCGCGATCCAGTCCGAGCTGCTGCCCGCCATCGCGGTCGAGACCGGCGACGAGCCGCCGCCGATCCGTGTGGTGCTTGGCCACAAGGAGCGCCGCGTGGACATCGACGTCACCGTCTTCGCCTCTGGCAGCTACGCCGCGGCCGACCCGGCCCGGGTGGAGGCCTTCAACCGACTGATGGCCGATCCGTCGCTCGGCGGCCTGGTGTTCGAGCTGGAGGAGGGCGCCACGCGCCGCCAGCGGCAGGACGGCGAGTCACTGGTGGTCGCCGTGACCACGACGTTCTCCGCGCAGTACCGCACCGCCGAATACAGCCTGGAGTCGTGATGGATGACACCCCGATCAATCCCGACGCCCTGCCGCCGACCGGCGGGCGCTGGGTCCGAGACCCTGAAACCGGCGCCCTGTCGCCGGTCGACGAACAGCAACCTGAGCCGGCGAACGGCGACGAGGAGTAGAGCATGGCGCTCGACCGCAAGATGAAGAACATGTTGGTGCTCGCCAAGGTCGAGACGACCGCGGGCACCGATGCAGTCCCGACCGGATCGGACGACGCCGTGCTGCTGGCGGGCGACGTGTCGCTGCAGCCGGTTGACGCCCAGGTGGTGCCGCGGAACATCGTCACCGGCTACTTCGGTTCGCCGGGCAGCCTGGTTGGCACCGCCTGGATGCAGCTCTCGTTCTCCGTCGAGATGGCCGGCTCCGGCGCGGCTGGCACTGCGCCGGAATGGGGGACGCTGCTGCTCGGGTGCGGGTTCGCCGAGGCTGTCACCGCGTCCACCCGGGTGGACTACACGCCGGTCTCGACCGGATTGAAGACGCTCACCCTCTACGGCTACGCGGACGGCCTCCAGTACAAGTTCGTGGGCGCCCAGGGCGAGCTGACCGGCGCCAAGCGTGTGGGCGGTATCCCCACGTTCTCGTTCACGTTCTGGGCGCCCTACCTGGCCCCCACGGCGGTGTCGAATCCGGCGCTCACGCTGACCGCCTGGAAGATGCCCGAGCTGGTGAACACGACCAACACGGCGCAGCTCACGCTGGGCGGCGCGTACTCGGCCGGCGCGATCTCCGGGGGCACGCAGTACGTCTCCGGCGGCATCGAGTTTGCGATGGGCAACAATCTGTCCCGCGTGGACCTGATCGGCGCCAGCCGCGCCACGATCACCGACCGGGCCGTCTCCGGCACCGCCTACACGCTCGACCTGACCCCGGCTCAGGAGATCGCCATCCAGGGCAAGGTCGTCGCGGGCACTGCCGAGTCGATCGGCATCCTCCACGGCAGCGCCGCGGGCAAGAAGGTGATGCTGTTCTTCCCGACGGCCAACTATCGCGGCATCGGATATGAGAGCGTCGAAGGCGTGATGACCTCGACGATCCAGTTCGATTCGCCCCCCGCCAGCGGCAACGACGACATCCGAATCGTCGCGCTGTAACTCGCCGATCCAGGAGACCTGAATGGCGTTCAAGCTCAAGCCCAACCCCACCTTCGTCGCGCCCGCCCAGATCAGCCAGGCGGGCAGCGACGAGATGCTGTCGATCCCCTTCGAGTTCTTGTACCTGTCTCGCTCCGCCTACAAGGAGCAGATCGAAGATGCCAAGCTCAAGGTGATCGACGCCGTGCGCCTGGTGGTGCGCGGCTGGCAGCTCGAGGACGATCCCTGGAGCCCCGAGCGGTTCGAGGAGTTCCTCGACGACTACCCGATCGCCGACCAGGAGATCTGGACGGCGTACACCCGGGAAATGTCGGTGTCGAAGCGAAAAAACTGATGGCGATCGCCCGCGCCCTGGTCCATCCACCGGGCCGGGATCGTGAGGCGATCGCACGCGATGCAGCAGCCGCCGGGCTGCGCGTGGAGTTCGATGGGGCAGACGAGTCGGTCGAGGTCTACCCCGAGCACTGGGAGGCGACGCAGGTGGCCGACGCGATGATGACCCAGCTCAACGTCGGCATGGGCGGCGTGGTCGGATGGCGCTTCGAGGCCCTGCCGACTGTCTGCCGCCTTCTGGCGATCCCCCTGGCCACTCAGCGCCGCATCTTCGCGGACGTCCGCTCGCTCGAGCAGATGGTGGTCGGCCTCATCCGGGAGCGCAGTAAATGACGGACGTCCGCTTCGCCATCCGCGCCGACGGGGAGGGCGCGACCCGCGAGGTCGAGCGGGTCAAGCAGAGCCTGAACACGCTTCCGGCCGCCGCGCGCACCGCGCAGGGCGGCCTGGACGGCCTTGGCATGTCGGCCGCGCAGACCGCGCAGGCGATGCGTCAGGTGCCGATGCAGGTCACGGATATCGTGACCTCGCTGGCCAGCGGGATGCCGGTCTACATGGTGGCCATCCAGCAGGGCGGCCAGCTCAAGGATGCGTTCGGCGGGATCGTCCCTGCGGCGAAGGCCTTGTCTTCGACCATCGTCGGGATGGTCAACCCGTTCACGCTGGCGGCTGCTGCGGCTGCTGCCGTCGGTGCGGCCTGGTATCAGAGCGAGCAGCAGGCGGCCGCGTTCTCGAAGGCGCTGATCCTGAGCGGAAACGCGATCGGGATGACGACTGGCCAGCTCCAGCAGATGTCAGCCACGCAGGGTCTCGCCGCATCCGCGCTCGCCGAGATGGCGGGATCGAGCAACATCGCCGCGCGCGATCTTGCCCAGTTCACCGCGGTGGCCGTCGAGTGGGAGCGCGTCACCGGCCAGGCCGTCAGCGAGACCCGCAAGCAGTTCGAGGAATTGGCCAAGTCGCCGGTCGACGCCCTCATCAAGCTCAACGACGGCACCAACTTCCTGACGGTCGCGGTGCTCGAGCAGGTGGTAGCCCTGCAGGCGCAAGGCAAGGAGACCGAGGCGTCGGAGGTCGCGCAGCGCGCCTGGGCGGCGGCGCTCGAAGGCCGCGCCGGGGATGTTCAGGAATCGACGAACAAGATGGTCCGCGCTTGGAGCCTGGTGGCGAAGGAAGCGCGGTCGGCATGGGCGGTGATGGTGCGGGCGTTCGACGACGAGACGCCTGCGCAAGCCCTGGCGAAGCTCGACCAGCAGATTGCAGGCCTGGAAGGAAAGGTCAAGAACCGGCCGAATCAAGTCGGTGGGCTGCTCGGCAAGTGGCTTGGTGATGACCCGTCGCAGCTCACCGGGCTGAAGGCGCAGCGCGAGGCAATGGCGGAGACCATCCGCCTGTCGGAGCGCGCGCAACTGGCAGCCGCCGAGCGAGGCGCCGCCGAGCGCAAAGCCGTGGCCGTGGTGGTCGAGGGCCTCAAGACCGAAGACGATCAGCGCAAGCGGACAGCGAGCGGCGCCGAGTCGGCATCGAAGGCGCGCATCCGTGCCATCGAGGCCGAGCGCCAGGCACGCGAGAAGCTCGAAGGGATCATTTCCTCCGCGCTGGGCCGCGATGAGGAGCGGCAGCGCAAGGAAGAGATCGAGGCCGCCGAGCAGGCAATCAAGCTGTGGGAGCAGGAAGCCGATGCTCGCACGAAGGCCTATGAGGCGGCCGACAAGCAGGTGACGAGTTTCGCCACGCTGCTGACGAACATCCAGCTCGAAACGCAGTACCTGCAGATGAGCAACCAGGAGCGCGAATTCGCCACGGCGATGCGCGAGCTGGAGGTGCTGGGCGTCGAGAAAGGCACGGCGGCCTGGGAGGCATACGCCGAGGCGCTGAGGAAGGCGATCGGCGAGCGGGCGACGGTCAAGGCCGGGATCGAGTCGACGCGAGAGTTCGAAGCGCAATGGGAGCGGACGACCGACCAGATCGGGCAGTCATTCTCAAACGCGCTGATGGACGGCGGCAAGAGTGGCTGGGAGTACGTCAAGGGCCTGTTCCGTTCCGGCCTTGCGGTCCCGGTCAAGGCGTTCGTGAGCAGTCTGGCGGGCGCGGCTGGGCAGGCGATTGCCGGGACGTCCGGCGGCGGCACAGTGGGCTCGCTCTCGTCGGCGGCCTCGCTGGCGAGTTCCCTGGGTTCCTTCGGCAGTTTCGCCGCGACCGGCGCGATGAACACGGTATTCGGCACCGGCCTGACCGGCAGCCTGTCGGCGGCTGGATCGCTGCTTTCGGGTGGATCGGTCGCTGGCGGCCTCGGCATGGGGCTGGGTGCCGTCACCCCCTACGCGATGGCTGCGATCGCCCTGTACTCCCTGCTCTCCTCCGGTGGCGAGAAGCGCGCAGGCAGCACCTACGGCTATTCGGCCAGCGACCTCCAGTACGGACAGGGGCTGAAGGGCATCTGGTCCGACGACGTGGCCGGGATGATCGGCG